CTTCAGTGCGGACTCGACCGCTCAGGAACGCAAGGACCTTCTGAAGATGATGTCCAACCTTCTCAATCACGCTACGATTATTTCGTGCGCTGAGAAGCTTGAGCCGATCTACTGATCGTGCTCTATGGTCATCCAATTCAGGGACGTCGCAGTCGCGCTTGCAAGCGTTGCTTTGACGTTAGTCCTCGCTAGTCACTCAGTTACAACTGAAACAGGAGCATTACAATGCCCCATCCTGCAAAGCGTAAACGCCAAGCAATCAACGTCGAAATCGACCCCTCAGTCCTACCCGATACAATGGCCCGACTCTCTGAGTCAGGATTCTTGTCCGGGGTGCCTCGAGCCCTCTGCGAACGAGTAGGGTTCCGCCCGGAGGAGGGTTACATCCCTCCTTCAGGTACAGAACCTTTTAAGTTCGCAGTGGAATATCTCGGGGAGCACATCCTCTCTAAGTTTGACGACGGGAAACCGTCGAAGGACAAAGAGGCGGAGACCTGGAAGCGTTTTCACGCAGCTGAGGCCTCATGCTTATTTGCTAATCTTCGACTGAGTCGCCCTCTGCGTCTGTCTCAAACGACAGGCGTCAGCGTGTGGTCCGTTATCGAAACGGCCGCGCGAAAAATAGAGTGGCTCTTAGGGGATTATAACGAGCGTGAGTGTGAACGGTATCGTAGCTTCACTTCAGGAGCTAGCTTGCTGCTAGCTCGCAGAGTGGGGAGCGCGCCATTCAAATACTCGGGTCAACCCGAGACGACGGTCAGCAACCTTGGAAATGCCATAAACGCTATCAGTCCTTTAGATAGCATCTGGTATCAAGCCATCGAGGGCCACGATAAATTCGCGGTTTTCGAAGGTAACAAGGTGCAGTGTGTTCCCAAGAACTGGAAAACCGACCGTACCATTGCTATCGAGCCCTCCCTGAACATGTATGTTCAAAAGGGACTCGGTACAGTGATACGCCATAGGCTCCGAAGGGTAGGAATCGATCTCGATAATCAGCAGGTAAATCAGGATCATGCCCGCGAGGGCTCGATTCTGGATGACCGTGCAACTATCGACTTATCGATGGCGAGTGACACAGTCTCGAGAGAGATTGTGCGCCTTCTCCTCCCTCCTGATTGGGTTGCGGCACTTGAGCAGTGTCGTAGTCCCATAGGAGTTCTTCCTTCTGGTGATAAAGTCGTTTACCGGAAGTTCAGCAGCATGGGGAACGGTTATACGTTCGAGTTAGAGTCCATGATTTTCTGGGCTCTAGCTTGGGCGGTAACCTTTCTCCATGATGGGGACATGTCTCTGATTGGTGTTTACGGCGATGATCTTGTCGTAGATTCCAACGTGGCCCAACCGCTTTTGGACGTTTTGTCCTACTGCGGTTTTACGGCGAATGCAAGTAAAACTTTCATTCATGGGCCATTCCGAGAGAGTTGTGGTAAACACTACTTTAACGGAATTGACGTGACACCGTTCTACGTCAAAAGACCAGTGGATAGCTTAGTTGAGCTATTCAAATTCCACAACAAGTTATATCGTTGGAGAAATCGAATTGTTCACATGCTCCTACCAGTCCAAGCTGATGCCCTTGCCGAAATTCTCAAAGAAATTCGACATAGAGCGCCAGTTCTTTGGCGTAGACCTCGCCTTCCTGATGGAATGGGAGATGGTGCCTTCATTGGAACGTTCGACGAATGCCGTCCTACCACTCTGGCGTCTAGTTATATTGCTCGACGTAAGACGAGTAGAGGAGTTCAATCCCTTTCTCGCCGAACCGTACGAACAATACATCCATACGCCGGATGGGAAGGATGGCTTGTCGACGTACTTCAAGAGCTTGCAGAAAAGGTAGTCCCAGATCAAGGTGGTCTAGTCTCACTTCGGACTAAGAAATTAGTTCGTAAGGGGATTAAGACCCGCCTTGACCTGGGGTACCTGGCCTGGAGGCTTGCGAAAACCGTCCCATCAAGCTGGAAAACTAACCTCTTTCCAGAGGATGAGGGGGGTCTTTCACTGACTCCGCGGTACAGGATCGTAAAGGTCCTGGTAAC